GCATAGAATTTAAAGAAGCGGCCGACGGCAAGCCCGATATGTTCCAAGCCATGATGGACTGGTGCGAGAAAGCCAAGGCCAAGGCCATACTCGGTGGCACGCTCACCAGTGGCACAGGAGAAGGCACCAATACTAACGCCCTGGGCAATGTACATGAACGCTCAATGATGAGTCTAATTAAGTCAGACATTCGCCAGTATTCCAGTACCATTATTCGCGATATTTTGTGGCCTATGGCTTTCCTGAATTTTGGCATAGAAGACGTGCGCCGTGCGCCGCGCTTCTTCCTCGACACAGGAGAAGCCGAAGACTTTAAATTCCTTGCCGATAGCCTGCCCGTCTTTGTTGATATGGGCATGCAAATATCGCAAAAGTGGTTGCACGAAAAAACCCGCATACCGATTGCCGAAGATGGCGAGGCCGTACTGCAGCCCAAGACCACAGCCGCGCCTATCGCACCGTTAAAAAAGCAATGCGCCCACCACAGTGCTGCGCTCACTGCCGCCTTGCCAGACAACGACACTTCTGTGCACCTAGCCAACCAACTGCAACAGGAGGGCGCAGACCCTCTGCGTGTGTGGCTAAAAGATATTCGCACGATTGCTGACAGTACTGACAACCTGGAAGAACTGCGTGACCGCCTGCTAAATGCCTATGCCGACTTAGACCCCAAAGAGCTGGGTGAGGTCATGGGCTTGGCCTTTACTGTTGCCGCAGGCACAGGCGCCGAAAGCGTGATCGACGAAACGGAAAACTAAGTCGTGGCCAAGCCAACTAAAAAGCAATTGCGCAAGCCCTTTGCCGAACAGCTAGCGGCCATTCGCAAACGCACTCAGAACCTAATCCCAACAGCGCGCTGGGACGACATTGCCAACACCGCCCATGACCGCGGCTTTGCGGTCGCAGGAGCGATGAAGGCAGACTTGCTAGGTGACTTTGCCAACAGTATTGAAAGCGCTATTGAAAATGGCCAGAGCCTCGACGAGTGGCGTGGTGACTTTGACAATATCGTTGCCCAGCATGGCTGGGAGTTCACGGGGGAGCGCAATTGGCGCACCCGTGTCATCTACGGCACCAATATGCGTACCACCTATGCTGCAGGGCGCCTGGCACAGCTGCGCGACCCAGAGCTGCAGGAAGCTGCACCATACTGGATGTACAACCACGGCGGCAGCGCCGACCCTCGCGAGGAACACTTAGCCTGGGACAGTATTGTGTTGCTCTCTACTGATCCTTGGTGGGACACCCACTATGCCCCCAACGGCTGGGGCTGCACTTGCTTTGTCACTGCGGTGTCTAAAGAAACAGCCGAGCGCCAGGGCGGGCGCTTTGAACAACCCGCGGCTGATACACCAGGTGCAATCGACAAGGGCTGGGATCACATGCCCGGCAATGATGTGGCCGACGAGCTGCGCCAGCAGCTAAATGATAAGGCTATACAGCTGCCCCCAGAACTGGCTAGTGAACACTGGATTGCATCCTCCGAACTCACCGAGCTAAATGCGGATAAATTCAAAGACTGGACTAGCGAGGTTTTAGACAGTCAGCGTGGCAAGGGCGAATCTATGCTAGTCGGTGTACTGCAACCAACAACTATCAAGCTGCTGCGCGATCGCAATATCAAGCCACTCAGTGCGGCGATGGTGGTGCGCGATGAAGACATCTTGCACACCTTCCGCGATAGCAAAACGGCTCAGCTGCCACAGTCCTGGTATAAGAATTTGCCCAAACACCTGGGCCAACCACAAGCCATATTATTAGAGCAGAAGAACAAGACCAATACCCTGCACTATGTGTATGCCGTGCCTGGTGAAAAGGGCAAGTCCAAAAAGCTGGTCATTCCCGTGGACTATCAATTTAAGGCCAAGGACAACCAGGGCAAGCGCAGCAACCTAAAAGGCAACGTCATACGTTCAGGCCGCATCGTGCAGACGAATAATTTACAAGGGGGCGATTTTGAACTGCTAGAGGGGAAATTATAAAAGGTCGCTGGCTGGGGGCGGGAATTGAACCCGCATAAACTGCATTAAGTCGAGACTTAAAGAAGCCGCCCTTACCAATCGGGGTACACCCAACCAGCACCTAGGCCACCAATATACCACAACCCCCATTAGAGAAAATACACAATGGACGCCAACATTCTGCAGCAAGACAACGAGATACAAGACGCCCTGCAGAGCCTGGTCGATGCGGGGGGCAATCTTGGCCCTGTATTTAAACAGATAGGCGAGTTCCTAACCTTTAGCACCAAGCAGCGCTTTAAAACTAGCACCGCACCCGATGGCAGTGCCTGGGCCGAGAACAGCGAAGTCTCCATGCTCAAGTTTCTGAACAAGACCAAGGGTAACTTTAAAAAGGGTGGCGGCCGTTCTAGCAAGGGCAAGCAGCGTGCAGGAAATAAGAAGCCCTTAATCGGCGAGAGCAAAGCCTTGTTTACCACCATCAACTACAATGCTAGCGCCAAAGATGTAGAGGTCGGCAGCCCAATGGTCTATGCAGGCGTGATGCACTACGGCGCCAAGCAAGGTGCCTTCGGCAAGAACAAGCGCAACGTGCCTCTGCCCTGGGGCGACATTCCCGCCCGCCCCATTTTTGGCCTATCCATTAACGACCGCGCCGAGGTGCTAGCCATCATCAACGACCACTACAAAAACATACTGCAGGGCTAAATAGGCGGTCGCCCCTCACAGCCTCACAGCGCCCCTGAGAGGCGCTACCCGCTGTCATGGTTTAGCCCTGAAACCGTTAAACGCTCTGTGAGGCCTTTAAACGCTTTTTAAACGCTATCCCTGCGCCTGTCTTTGCAATTGTCTGCGCCGATGGTATGGTTTAAATAGATTTACCCCCACAGCCTTACCTCGGAACCCGTTCCCCCTGATCCCCCCAAGCCTGCCCCGTCATACTGCGGAGCATGTACTCACACCCCGACGCAAAAATCCGCCAAACACAGATTAACCTCTGTGCTGCCGCTATTGCTAAACAGCAGAAAGCGATTGCTGTTTGCTCTGCCAAGCCCCAGGTGCCCCAGCACCTAGCTATATTAATGATAGAGCTAAAGGCTAACGGCAACATCCAAATCACCCCTGACGGATATTTTAAAGCCAGTGATGGCCGTCCCTATGATTTGCCCCAGGGCTGGTTAATGAATGAGCAAGTAGCATCACGACTACTAGCTCGCCTGGCTCAGCGCAAAAATAAAATAGTCATCGACTACGAACACCAAACTATCCACGCCGAGAACAATGGCCAAGCCGCTCCCGCGGCAGGTTGGGTAGATCCTGCCGACGTAGAGTATCGACCTGGGGAAGGTTTATTTAGCCCTTGTACATGGACAGAAAAAGCCAAGGCAATGATAGAGGCCAAGGAATATCTTTATCTATCCCCCGTCTTTGAATACCACCCTGAAACAGGCGAAGTCATAGACCTGGTTCACATAGCTATTACCAACAACCCCGCGCTAGATGGCATGAAAACAATCGAAGCGCTTCGCAAACAATCCACCCAACCTAACCAACTACAAGAGGATGAACCAGTGAAACGAGCTGAACTCATTAAAGTGCTTGGCCTGGCAGATGATGCCACGGATGCACAAATTCAAGCGGCGCTAACCGCCCGTCTTGCTGATGCTGACAATTATGTCGCTCTATCTAAAGAGCTAGGCATAGAAGACGGCGCAGGCATTGGTGCCGCTCAAGCGGCCGTTGTGTCGCTCAAAGCTAAACCTGCTGGCGAAAAGCCTAACCCTGCAGAGTACGTGCCGATCGCGGTCGTTGAAAATCTACAGACAGAGTTTGCAGCGCTAAAAGCTAAGCAGACAGACAACGAAGTTGTCGCCCTAGTCGCTCAAGGCGTTAGCGACGGCAAGATTCTTCCTGCAATGGAAGCCTGGGCCACTGACCTTGGCAATGCTGACATGGCAGCGCTTACGGCTTACCTAGAAAAAACTCCAGCGATCGCCGCTTTGAAGGGCACCCAAACTGACGGCAAGAAGCCACCAGAGGGTAAGAAAACCCAGTTGGATGATGCAGCACTCGCAGTCTGCAAGCAGCTGAACATCAGCGAAGAAGACTACCTTAAAGCCAACCCAGAGGAGAGCTAGACAATGGCCCTGACTAAAGACCGCAATACCAAATACCGCCGTGGCGAAGATGTCAGCGACCCCGTTGCTGCTAACGCCAAGATTTTCACAGGCGCCCTAGTGGTACTAGGTGCCACAGGCTTTGCACAGCCTGGCAGTGCCGCTACTGGGCTTAAAGCTCGCGGCATCGCCCAGGAGTATGTCGACAACACGGGCGGCGCTGACGGTGACGTTTTCGTTGCTCTGCGCAAGGGTGTATTCAACTTTAAAAACGACAGCACTGTAGTTGCTGCTGACGTTGAGGCTGACGCCTACATCGTTGACGACGAAACAGTGGCCAACTCTGACGGCGGCGGCACACGCTCCATCGCTGGAAAAATCATCGACGTAGATACCGACGGTGTCTGGGTTCAAATTAAGTAAACGCTTAGGAGCAATAAACAATGATTATTAATAAGCAAACATTGTCGGCTATTTTTAAAGCCTTCAATACACTTTTCAACCAGGCGTTTGACTCTGCAGAAGTACAGTGGAACAAAATCGCTATGGCCACGCGCAGCACAGGCGCATCGGAAACCTATGCCTGGTTAGGCAAGACAACCCAATTCCGCGAGTGGATTGGCGACCGTGTTATCCAGAATCTTGGAACGCACGACTACACCATCAAAAATAAGAAGTTTGAAAATACAGTTGGCGTAGATCGCGACTCTATCGAAGACGACGGTATTGGTGTGTATGACCCGATGATCAAGCAGCTGGGCATGGACTCTAAAGAGCATCCCGAAAGCTTAGTCTTTGAGTTGTTAAAAAATGGCTTCTCGCAGTTGTGTTACGACGGCCAATACTTCTTTGATACCGACCACCCAGTAGGTGACGGCTCTGCATCAAATATGCAGGCAGGTGCTGGCGAGGCTTGGTACATCATTGACACATCACGCTCTATTAAGCCGCTGATTTTCCAGACGCGCCGCGATTATAAATTCGTAGCTAAGAACAAAGACACTGACGAAAACGTCTTTGATCGTGACGAGTATGTCTACGGCGTAGATGCACGGGTCAGCGCGGGCTATGGCCTATGGCAGCTAGCTTATGGCTCTAAGGCGCCACTAACCGCCGCGAACTACGAAGCTGCGCGCACCGCTATGCGCTCTCTAAAGGGTGACAACGGCAAGCCGCTAAACATCAAGACCACCATGTTGGTAGTTGCCCCAGAGCTAGAGTCTGCAGCGAAGAAAATCGTTGCTGCAGAGAAGCTAGACAACGGCGCCAGCAACACCAACTTCAACACTACTGAGCTGATGGTTAGCTCGTACCTAGCATAGGAGACATAAATCATGGCTAAGACAAAAACAGTTAAAGGCTTACGTGTCACCACCAAGGTTGATGGCTTCCGCCGCGGGGGCCGTGCCTGGCACGGCACCACCGAGCTAACCGAAGCCCAGTGCAAGGAAATGTTTACCGAAGAGCAAGGCAAGGCTTTATTGGCTGAACCCATGCTGTCAGTGACAGAAGTCGACATCGAAGTTGATGAAGAGCCTGCCAAGGAAACTAAGTAGTGACCTACTGCACCCAGCCAGACCTGCAAACGCGATTCGGTGAAGAGGAGCTAATCCAACTCACCGATCGCGAAAACAACAACAGCGTCATTGCTGCGGTTGTTGACCAGGCTATCGCCGATGCTGCCTCCATTATTGAAGGTTATGTATTGGCGGCTGGGTACACCTTGCCACTACTCAATGTGCCCGACATTTTGCGCAGCTACGCTTGCGACATTGCGCGCTATCGCCTGTATGACGATCACGCCCATGAACAAGTAGTTAAGCGCTATGAAGACGCCATCACCTATTTGAAATCACTGGCTAAAGGGGATGTCAGTATCGGCCCCAAAACAGCAAACAGCGACGACAGCTCTGCGGGTGAAGTGATCTTTGAAAATGACAGCAACCAAACTATCAAGCGAGGCTTTTAATGGCTATCGCTGCAGTTGAAGACGCCATCATCGCCGCATGTATTGCGGCGCTAAATGGTAAGGCAAGAGATGCAGAAAGCCTGCCTGGCGGATGGACGCTAGACATGCTGCAGCGCTCCTTGCAGATAGCCCCTTGTGTGTATGTGGCCTACCAAGGCTCTACACCAGGACAAGATTTTTATAAGCATAAAGGACGCTTCACGGTTTACACCGTTAGCAAGGGTTCAACGGAACCCCAGCGCCGCCGTGGCAACAGCCGCGTCATGGGCGCATACGACATGCTAGAGCGCTTGCTCCCAGCATTATCAATTTTAGCAGTACCAGACATTGGCCAGTTAAAAGTCACGGGTGTAGAAAATCTATTTCGTGATGCCATGTTTGAACTCGGTGGAACGGTCTATGGCATTCAGTGTGAATTGCCAAACATGCCCTTTGACCCACCCGATATAAGCAGCTTGCAGGACTTTGTTACCTGGCATGCAGAACATCAAGTGGGCGGTGCTGACACACCCAACCCTGTAGACGAATTTACCGTAAAGGAGTAGCAGCCAATGCCAACTTTTAAACTCAAGCCCGCCCACAAAGATGTATTGGTGCGCGACCCTGACAGCCTAAAGCCATTAGCTGCTGACGGTGAAGACAAGCCGCAAACATCCTATTGGATGCGCCGTATTGCCGAGGGCGATGTGATCGACATAGAAGCACAAGCAGCCCAGCAAGCAGCGGATAAAAAGGCCGCTGATGAAGCCAAGGCCGAGCAGAAAAAAATAGCTAAGGAGTCTAAGTAATGACTGTATCTTTTGACCAAATCCCAGCCAATGTACGCACACCTGGTTTCTATATTGAAATCAATAACGAGCTTGCGGGTGCGACTACCCAGAACTTTCAAGCGGTCATGTTTGGCCAGCGACTTGCTGCGGGTACTAAAACCCAGGGCAGCCTTGATCGTGTCAACAACCCCAACCAGGCTCGCCAGTTTTATGGTCAAGGCTCTATGCTTGCGGCCCAGGCAATGGCCTATCTAGCTGCCAATCCTACGGTAGAACTTTGGTGTATTTCCCTGGATGAAAACGTCGCTGGCGCCGCAGCCACAGGCAGCATTAGCACCACAGGTACGGCGACTGCAGCGGGCACGATTAATCACATGATTGGTGGCATCAATGTACAGGTTGGTGTGGCCAAAGATCAAACGGGCACCGCCACTGCTGCCGCACTGGCTGCCGCTATCACGGCCAACAACGACTTGCCCATCACCGCTACAGTCAACGCCGTCACCGACACCCAGGTTGATCTAGTCGCCAAGTGGAAGGGTGAAACGGGCAACGATATTCCCCTAGTTGCTAACTACTACGATGACCAAGCCACCCCTGCAGGTTTAACGGTTGCAGATGTGCCTATGTCGGGCGGCACCGCCAACCCCAGCATTGCTCCCGCGATCGCCTCCCTAGGTGATGAACACTTTAATTGGTTTAGCTCTGCCTTTAATGACAGCGCCAACCTAGCGCTGCTGGCAACAGAACTCGCTCGCCGCTTTGGCGCAATGGTTCAAAAGGGTGGCCGAGCGTTTACAGGTTTCCGCGGCACCCATGCCCAGACCGCCACCTTTGGCAACGCACAAAACACTCAGCACATTACTATCATGGGCAGTAACGTCGTGCCCCAGCCTCCCTATGTGTGGGCGGCTGTCGACATGGCCAAGGCCGCTAGTAGCCTGGCAATCGACCCAGCGCGCCCTCTGCAGACTTTAGAGCTGACGGGGCTATTGCCACCCAAGCGCGAAGTCGTGTGGGATCAACCAGAGCGCAACCAGTTGTTGCACGACGGTATCTCAACCTACAAGGTGACACGCGACGGCAAGGTGCAAATTGATCGTCAGATCACCACCTATCAGGAGAACGCCGCGGGCTTGCCCGATGCAAGTTACCTGGACGTAAACACCCCAGAAACTCTAGACCGAATCCGCTTCCGTCAACGCGCCCGTGCCGCGCAGCAGTACCCGCGCCACAAGCTGGCAGGGGATGCTATGCCGCTGATCCCTGGACAAGCCCTGGTGCGTCCCAAGGACATTCGCGCCATGTTGCTGGACGAGTACCGCACCATGATGGAGCTGGGCTGGGTTGAAGACTTTGAACACTACGCAGCGACCCTGATTGTGGAAATTGACATCAACGACGCCAACCGCGCCAACATCAATGACCAGCCAAACTTGGTGAATCAGTTCCGCATCTACGCACAAAAAACTCAGTTCATACAGTAAGGAAAAATTACCATGACACAAATTACAGGTCGCGTGACCTTACAATTTAACGGCAAGTCTATTCGCTCGCTTAACGGGGCTAAGATCATGTTTGGTGGCATTCAGCGCACCCCCGTAACTGATGATCAAGGCTTTACGCACTATTCAGAAAAAAGTGTGCCTGGTGGCGCCGAGGCGGTCATCCCCCACGGCTCCGACACTAACATTGCTGAACTGCAGGCCCTGGTTAATGTGACCATGACTGTCGACACCGACACGGGCAAACAGTACATGGGCCGCGGTCAATTTATCGTTGATCCCCTAGAGCTAACCGCCAGCGAAAACGGTGACCTGCCTATCAAGCTAGCGGGCATGCCCTTGGAGGAAATCTAATGGCCCAGGCTACCCATAAAACATTCGCCCTAGCGGCGCCCTTGGTTATCGAGGGGCGTGCAGACATCATCGAGGTGAAGTGCCAGCGCCCCAAGTGGAAACACATTAAACGCCTGATGAAGACGGTTAGTTCAGACGTAGAAGATGGCAAAGCCGACTTGCGCACAGAAGAGCAAAAGCAAGCCGACCAGGCAAAAGATGTGGACGCCATCGACGAGCTAATGCGCGACCTGTGCAAACTTGGCAAAGAAGAATTTGACGAAATGGACATAGAAGACGTGCTGGCCATTCAGGAGTGGATAGAAACATTCACAAAAAAGTACCAGGGGACTGGCAAGACGTCATAGGTGACATCGCCTATGTGTTCGGCATGGGCTTGACGGTATGGGACATGGACGTCGGCGAGGAACAATACTGGCTGAACCAGTCGCGCAGAATCAAACAAGAAGTGGAGAACCAATAGCCCAATGGCTGACTTAAAAACAAGCCTGATCATAAGTTTGAAAGAACGTTTCATAGCGCCAGCAAAGCGCATAAAACGTGCTTTAGATGACATATCGAAAGCCGCCCGATTAAAAGGGCGGCTGCGTTTGTTGGCGCGTCAGTCGCGCAAGGTTGCCAAAGAATTTAAGGAAATGGCGCGCAATGCGGGCCGCTTGTTTAAGGGTATGGGTATTCTGGGCGGTGCGGCCTTGGGTGTGGGCGTCGGCTTTTTACGGATGGCCAAGGGTGTCGCCGCTAGCGGTGACTCCGTCGCAAAGACCGCACGCAAGTTGGGCATGGGCACAGAAGAACTGCAGAAATGGCGCTTTGCTGCGGAGCGGAGTGGTATAGCGTCTAATACTTTCGACATGGCTTTACAGCGTTTTACGCGTCGCGCTAGAGAAGCCGCCGATGGTACAGGCGAAGCTCAAGGAGCATTAAAGTTTTTAGGTGTCGAGCTTAAAGATGGTGAAGGGAATTTACGTGATCGAACATCACTGTTAGATGATGTATCTGAAGCGATGAAAAAAATTGAAGACCCTGCATTGCGCATGCGTATAGCTTTCAAGCTATTCGACAGCGAAGGCGTGAACATGGTGAACTTGTTAGGCGAAGGCAAGGATGGCATGCAGGCGTTGCGCAAAGAAGCTGAAGAATTAGGTGTTGTCACAAAAGAAAATGCTAAAAGTTCAGAAAGCTACATTGATGCGCTGACAAATTTTGAACAAGTCATTGGTTCATTGCGCGACTCAGTCGTCAGTGGTCTTTTACCTGGCATGACAGCCTGGTTAAAAACTCAAACCGAGCTAATTAAAAACGGAAAGCAGAATTTTGTTGGGCAGTTGACTCAACAAATACGCAGCACCGTTTCAAGCATTGCCAAATTCATTAATACCGTCAACGGAATTGTTGATGCTCTTGGTGGCTGGAAAACAGTTTTGGCCGCAGTATCTTTTATCATTGGTGCTAAATTTTTAATTAGCCTGGCATTGATGGGCAAGCAACTATTCTTCTTGGGCAAAACCATTTTCCCCTTCTTGATAGGCGCTGTTAAATCTTTGACCGCGGCAATGATTGCCAACCCCATCGGTTTGATTGTCGCAGGCATTGCCGTCGCCGCCTTGCTGATTATTAAGTTTTGGAAACCCATTACCGGCTTTTTTAAGAGCCTGTGGGGCAATGTTAAAGCCATGTTTAAGGACGGCATACTGACGGGCATCGTGCGCTTAATCTCCGCGCTAAACCCCGTCACCTTATTTGCCAAGGCCTTTAGTGGTGTGTTGGAGTTTTTCACGGGCTTTAGCCTTGAAGAAGCGGGCGTGGCCCTAGTTGCCTCTTTGCGGTCGGGCTTAGAATCTGCCTGGGGCGGTGTCTTGTCCTGGTTCCGCACCAAACTATCCAGCTTTATTAATTTGATCCCCAAGCCCCTGCGTGCACGTCTGGGTATCAATGGATTTGCCGCTGACTTAGCAGAGTCTGTGCGCCAGCCCAACAGCGCTATTCCCAACCAGAATGCCAAGGCCGAAGTCGGTGGCATATTAAAAATACAAATTGATAGTGCGGGCCGCCCCTCTGTGGCGCGCCTGGAAAAGAATGGTGGCATGGACATCGAAGCTAGCACGGGCGTAATGATGCAGGGGGCAGGCTAATGGCTTGGCGTGATCGTTTGCAGCAAGGCTCCTTTCGTGGAGTGCCCTTCCATACCGAAAGTAATACCTATACAGGTGGCCGTCGCCAAGTGGTGCATGAGTTCCCTGGTAAAGAGCAAGGTTTTATAGAAGACAATGGCCGCCGTGATGGCAGCCACGCTATGCAACTGTACGTGATTGGCAACGACTACGACCTGGCCCGCGACAGCCTGCAGCAAGCCCTAGAGAGCAAGGTGGGTGCGGGTACGTTAATCCACCCGCGCAAAGGTTCGCTATTGGTGGTGGTGTCTGAGTTCAGCATCACCGAAACCACCGCCGAACAGGGCATGGCGCGCTTTGAAGTTACCTTTTTAGAAGCCCAACAACAGCCCCAGCCTACTGCTAATGTCGACACCCAAGCCAGCGTGGCAAGTGCTGCAGACGCCGCCCTGGAAGCTAGCAAGGCCAGCTTTGTTGCCGACTTTACCGTCGATGGCCTGCCCGAATTTGTCGCCGACTCCTCCAAGCTTAGCCTGGGCAACCTAGTCAGCAAGCTGCGCAATGTCAATGGCCGCCTGAGTGCTGCCCAGCAACCCATCTCGGAATTTTTCAGCGACATCGACGCCTTGGGTGACGAGCTGGGCGCATTGATTCGCCAGCCCGCCGACTTGGCCAACCGCATTGTCGGTGGCATTGGCGCACTATCGGGTGTGCTTAACGACGTCAACGCAGCCATTGCGGTCTACGAAAATCTATCCAAAATTATCGACCCGCCAAGCCCTGCCTTTAATACGCCGAGCCGCCTGCAGGAGCAAAAAAACCTGCAGGCTATCAATAAGCTGCAGGCACAAGCTGCCGCGGTGGAGTCTGCCCGCGCCACTAGCGTGTTGAGCTATGACAGCTACCAGCAAGCCACCCAAGTGCGCAACAGCGCCGCAGCCTTGCTCGACACACAAATGCTCAGCGCCGACGACGAAGCCTATGTGGCCATGCGTGAGCTGCGCTCTAAAGCGGTTAAAGACATCGCCAGTCGTGGTGGTGATTTGGCCCGCATTGATAAGCACACGCCCATCATCACTGGCCCTGCCTTAGTGCTGGCTTACCAGTTGCACGGCGACTATCAGCGTGAGGACGACATTATTGCCCGCAACGGCATAGATCACCCTGGCTTTATCCAGGGCGGCCAGTCGTTAGAGGTGTTAATTGATGTCTGAATTTATTCTCAAGGTGAACGGCATCGAATATGGTGGCTGGAAAAGCTATCGCATCCAGCGCAGCGTGGAGCAAGTGTCGGGGGTGTTTAGTCTTGCTGTGAGCGATCGCTGGGCGGTCAATCAAGAGCGCCGCGCTATCAACCCTGATGACCAGTGTGAATTGGTGTATGGCGATTTAACTTTAATCAAAGGCCACGCCGACCAGGTTGGCATTAGCTACGACGCCGAGAGCCACAGCATTAATGTATCTGGCCGCGACTTAACCGCCGACCTGGTCGACTGTTCCGCACAGCACGCCACGGGACAAATATTTGATAATGATTTAACACAGGTGGCAAAGCTATTGGTTGCGCCCTACGGTATCTCTGTAGTGGCCGACGTTAGTGTTGCCCCCGCCTTTGCCGAGGTCACGATAGATGATGGCGAAAGCATCTATGACGTTATAGAGCGCCTAGCCCGTCACCGTGGGGTTTTATTAATCAGTGACAAGGGCCAGCTGCGTATTACCAAGCCCAGCACCAAGCGCATACCCACCCCCTTGGTATTGGGGCAGAACATTAAATCTTGCGATGCCAATATCAGCACCCGCGAGCGCTACCACACTTACCTGGTCAAGACTCAGAGCGCCGCCGATGACAGCTGGCCAGGGCAGCAGGCTGCAGAGTCTAACGCCAGTATCACTGACCCTAAAATCCGTGCACCGCGGTTAAAGATCATTGTTGCCGAAGAGGGCAACAACGCCGATGACTGTCGCGCCCGCGGTCGCTGGCAGCGCAATATAGCCACCGCCCGCGGCACGTCAATTAATTATGTGTGCCAGGGCCACGAATACGCCGACGGCATGATCTGGCGCGAGAACCGCATGGTGCGCGTAGTTGATCCATTTCTAAGTATTGAAGACGATTTATTCATTGCCAGCGTGGAATACAGCAAAGACGACAGTGGCACCCACACCAACCTCACCGTGGCGCCCAGGGCTGCCTACGAAACTATCGCTGTGCCTGAGAAACAGGAGGCGTTTTAATGTTAAATAAATTAGGCCGTCGCCTTAGTAATCTATTCCAGCGTGGCACGCTTACCCTGGTGGATGACAACAGCAATATACAACAGGTACAAGTCACCCTGCGCAGTGGCCAGGTGCGCGAGAAGCGCGAACACCCCACTAATTATGGTTTTACCCACAATCCCCCTGTCGGCCTAGAAGACATTCACATGGCCAGCCAGGGCGGCAACACCGCCAAGGGTGTTGTACTCATTGTTGGCGATCGCAAATTCCGTTTAAAGGGTTTAGCCCAGGGCGAAGTGGCTCTATATGACGACCAAGACCAGGTGGTGCATATCAAGCGTGAAGGCATCCTGATTAAGAGCAGTAAAAAGCTAACGGTAGACACCCCTCTATCAACCTTCACAGGTGACGTGATTATCAATGGCAATCTAAGAGTTGATTTGGCTAGTGTGTTGATGGGGGCAGTGAATGCGACCACCTCGGTGATCACACCCATTGTCACCGCCTCCACATCCATTGCCGCCCCTGCAATAACTGCAGTCACCTCCTTGATCGTTGCAGGTAAAAACATGCTGACCCACACCCACCCTGGCGACTCAGGTGGCAACACGGGAGGGCCAAACTAATGGCAGATTTAAAAGTCACCTTCGACCCCATCACGGGCGCCTTTGACTTCCAGCTGTGCCACGGCACGGTTGTCGCCGACGACGGCCTGCGCACCGCGGTCATCATTAGTTTATTCACCGACGCCCGTGCCCGTGACGACGATGAAATCCCTGACGGCAGCAACGACCGTCGCGGCTGGTGGGGCGCAAAACTGCTGTATGGCGACAGCATCATCATGGGTAGCCGTCGCTGGTTACTCGGCCGCGAAAAGCAGCTCGACTCGGTATTGCGCAAGCTTGAAGAGTACGACGGCGAAGCCTTGAAATGGTTGGTTGATGAAGGTATTGCCAGCCGAGTCGAAGTGATCGCCGAGCACGACGGCCCAGAGCGCTGGTTAGAAACTATCCGCATCTACAAGATCGGTGAGATCAGCCCCTGGGAGTTCAGTTGGGAATTTGAGCGCAGCGGCCGCCAGAGTTGTGCGCAGAAATTTGAACAGCCACCCGTGGTTGTGGTGTACCCGCCGATTGATGAAAACAGCATTAGCTTGGTGCTACACAGCTATGCGGCTTTGATTAATGCAGCGCCATTGGGTGCATCTGGGCTTGCGCCCACGCAATTGTCACTGCACAGCTACGCCGTGTTAAGCCAAGCACTACAGATAGGTGACGTAGCTTTACAGCCTGCCAGAATTGGCCTTGATAGTTATAACGCATTGATTTCGGCCAACACTATTGGGGATGTCGAACTGCAACCCGCCAACATTGGCCTTGATAGCTATAACGCCCTGATTGCGGGCGCTGCGCTGGGTGATGGGCCGCTACAGCCTGCCACCGCTAATCTCCATTCTTATAACGCCCTAATACAAGGCGCAGCGGTTGGTAATGCCGCGCTTAATCCATCCAGTTTAACCATTGATTCTTACTCAACACTAATAGGAGCTGCTTAATGGCAATTCTCAAGAACAACAGTCAGCTTGCTTTCTCATTTATGGGCACGGGCGACACTTACC